GCCCACTGGCGCGGACTGCACCACGGTCTCCGGCCGTGCCAGCGTGCGTCCTACGGCAAGCCTCCCTGTCGTCCTCCAGAGCCGCGCCATGCCGGGGGCCTGGGGCACGGACACCCCGCAGCTTACGGTCAACGGCAGTGGCGCGACGGTGCGCTACCGGACCAGCTCCAACCTCACAGCCTGGTCGGCCTGGCACGATGCCTCCGACATCACGACCGAGCCGAACGCGGCCTGGATCCAGTACGAAGTCACGCTGGCCACACTGGACAGCTACATCGACGAGATCCTGCTGAGCACGGCTCCTCCCGCGACCCCTCCCCTGCCGAGCACCCTGCCGGTCGAGCCGTTCTCCCTCGACCCGCTCCTCGTGGTGCCCAGCGGGGGAGGGGTTCTCCTTCAGGACACGCTCCTCGCGTGCCGGACCCTGGACAACTCCAGCAACGAGTCCACCCTCACGTTCGCCCTGAGCATGGGTGACCCCAAGGCCCGTACCATCGAGGCCGAGATGCCGGTGCGGTTCAAGGGCCGGAACTATGTGGCCCGCAGCGTCACGACCACCAAGTCGCGCGGCAAGGCCATCGCTGAGGTCTACTGCGAGCGCATCTGGTACGACCTGCTGTACGCGGGCGAGATCGCTCAGCAGACCTGGAGCATGACCGCAGCCGAGGCCATCACGACGGTCCTGGCAGGGACCGACTGGTACGTGGGCCAGGTCGACCCCATCGGGGTGCTCGGCTGGGAGAACGACAAGGGCACGGTCCTCGGGGTGCTCCAGCAGATCGCGAAGATCTACGGTGGCGACCTCGTGTTCGATGACAAGAACAAGTTCGTCCACCTGCTGGACCAGGGTGGTCGTGACCGGGGCACGTATTTCGACTACGTCAAGGGCATCACGTCGGCGCAGAAGCGGGAGGACACCACGTCCCTCGTCACGCGCATCTACGGTCGCAACGCGGACGGCCTCACCATCGCCCCGGCGAACGGTGGGGTGGAGTACGTGGAGGACTTCACGTGGACCACGCAGGTCCGCGAGTCGACCTACGACTTCAAGTCCGGCATGACGCCCCAGGCCATGCTCCGCTTCCTGAACGCCTTCATCGCAGACCGCGCCAAGCCTCAGCTCAGCTACGAGTACCAGGTCGCGGGGCTGGTGGACCGGGTGGACGAGGTCGACCGGTTCGAGGTCCTGGACATCGTGTTCGTGATGGACGAGGACTACGCCCAGTCCGTCAAGAACCGCGTGGTCCAGCTCGAGATCGACTACGTGGACCTCCGCAACAGCAAGATCACCCTCGCGAACAAGCTGCGCAGCCTTGCCAGCAGTGACGACAGCAACGACCCGGGAGCCCTGACCACGGGGCAGACCATCGACACCCGCGACATCAACCCCTTCAACCTGCTGATCAACAGCCGGGGAGACAATGGGATGGCGCACTGGGCAGGCTCGGGTGTGAGCGTCGTGGAGGGGGGCGCGACTGGCCGGTACAGCTTCGCGTTCGGTGCCAGCGGGGGCTCGCTCGAGCAGACCGTGGCCAGCGACAACCGTGAGTCGTACGTGTTCTCCGCCCAGGTGGACGCCGACACGGACGCAGCCCTGCAGATCGAGGTGACGTTCCAGTACACGGACGGCACCACTGAGACCATGACTCTGGAGCTCTGATGGCCGTTCGCCGTGTGCAGGTCCGCAACCCCCAGACCTTCAAGCAGACCCTCACCATCAAGGTGAAGGTCACCACTGCCGACTCGCCGGTCGAGGTCACTGACCTCATCCTGCAGGCTGGCACCACGGGCACGGGCTGGGTTCCCAACGTGACCGAGATGCCCTGGACTGCGGGGGTGACCCCGTGAGCTTCCTGCGCACGTTCGGCCAGCTCAAGCCGTCCAAGAGTGTGGCCGGTGTCAAGGTCAAGATCACCACGGCCAGCGACGCCAAGGTCACGGACATTCAGCTCAACCCTGGCAGCAGCCTCTTCTCCTGGTCGCCTATGGTGGGCGACTTGGGGCTCGTGACGGACGAGACCTGGCGCTTCATCAACGGCATGATCCAGGCGGACTATGACACCTGGGTCGCAGCCGACGAGGACGAGGCCAGCCCGTACCGGGGCCAGGTGTACCCCGTGGGCACGCAGACCGTCCAGTGGGGCCTGCTGTACTGGGGCGATATCAGCTCCCCGCAGGAGATGAACGGATACGAGTACAGCACGAGCACCGGGGCAGGGGTTACCCCGCACCACACGGCTCGCGCCGACCAGCGCCTGGACCTCACCACGACCGGCCTCATGTCGGCCATCGTGGGGGTCAAGGGCATCCACGCGGACCCCGGTAGCCCTGTCCGCACCGACCTCGGCTCTGTCACGGCAGCGCACCCGCAGGGGTGGAACCGTGTCTGGGCCTTTCACCTGACCTGGGCTGACGTCCTGGCTGATCATGGGAGCTGGTAATGCCTCTCGTCGAACCCGATGACGTGGACTACGGTCCCACCACGTTCAGCGACCTGGCTGACGCGCTGGCCACACTGTACGCGAACGACACGTACCTCAAGGGCCTCATCGACGCCATCGTCGTGCCGCCTGCCCCGACCAAGACCGCTATCACGCTGGGGTCGGGCTACACGTCGAACGCCTCGTATGTGGCCACCCAGACGATCAAGGACGGCAACGTCGTGACCCTGGAGCCGGGTGTCATCAACTGCCCTAGCAGCTTCTCGGCGGGCACGTACTACACCCTCGGCACGGTCACCAGCACGCACCGGCCGACTGACGGGAAGCACCGCATGGGAGTCGGTGCCATCTTCACGAGCACGGCCATCGTCCCCATCCAGTTCCGCATCAACGGCTCCACGGGGGAGATCAACTTCTACTCGATCCCTGCGGTGACCGGTGCATCCTACATCATCCTGAACAGCCTGGTCTGGAGCGTCTGATGGGCACCCGCGTCACGCTCTGGCACGCCAACGCCACGGTCCGCACCGAGGGCGTCCTGGACAAGTACGGCGAGAACATCGACGACGTGTTCCTGGTCGCCTATGAGCTGCGCACCACGGGCCTCGTCAACCTGAACATTCAGAACACCGTCGACGCAGTCCGCGCCAAGCACCCGAACATTCGCTGGTGGCTCACCCTCCAGTGCTTCAGCGCGACCGCCTGGAAGATGCTGAACACCGACGCCACGTTCCGGGCGACCATCCTGTCGCAGATGGCGGGCATCTACACGTCGTACCCTTGGCTGTACGGCCTGGACATGGACGCCGAGGGCTTCGGCAGCAACATGACCACGGCCGAGGCCTACGCAGGGTACACCATCCTCGGGGACCACGCGCGCACCTTCGGCAAGAAGCTGTCCGCAGCCCTGCCCGCAGCAACCGAGGGCAACTTCAGCATCGGTGGCGAGAACTGGCTCGACTACGAGCTGTTCGGCGCGTATCTCGACCAGGTCGCCATCATGACGTATGACTTCGCCTGGTCGGGTAGCGCCCCCGGTCCCATCGCACCCCGCTTCTGGATTCAGCAGGTGTATGACTGGACCGTCTCTGTGATCCCCCCTGAGAAGGTCCTCATGGGCGTCCCGGCCTACGGGCAGAACTGGTCCATCCACGCTCCTGTGCAGGACCTCCCGGGTTACCCCGGCTGGCCGTACCGGGGCAACTCTGGCGCGTACTACTGGTTCTACTTCATGGCGACCGGTGTGTGGGGGCCGATGCCCGGTGACGACGACCCTGTCGCCTGGGACCAGACCCGTGCGAGCTGGTTCGTGTTCCGCGACAAGGAGACGAACAGCCCCTTCACGCTGATCGGGTGCTACTGGTGGGCCACGGCCATCCAGCGCACGGCCAGCAGCGGCATGGAGCTCGGGGAGTTCAACGGCAAGTCGTACTTCACCCGCTATGGTGTCGCAGCGGCCGACCCCGTGGGCGGCATGGCTGACCAGACGGTCGGTACGCAGTACATGGAGCACACGGTCCGGCCCATCCAGGTCGTGGACGCGAACGGCGAGTGGGCCAACAACGACGTTCACAACATCACGCTCGAGGTCCTCCAGCGCGACCCTCAGTCGGCCACAATCATGGACGATGACTGCGCCACGGCTGGCACCTTGGGCATCTACTACAATCAGGCAGGCGGCGCAGCCTGGAGCCACTGGCGTCAGGGTGACCCGCTGCTCAA